GACAAGTTGGACCCCACAGCGAAGCTGTCGATTGTTGACGAAACTGTCAACCGCGAGGTTCCGGATAAGGGGCCATTGCACCCTGCTGGTGTGATTTCAACTGCCAGCATTCCCATTGTGCCTTCCAATAGTGCACACTCTTCTATTTCTGCTATTTGCGAGAGAATTTTAAAGAAGGGGCCTTATGGGCGTGGTGAGGTCGATGAAGAGTATTTTGGTCTCTTCCGATCGTGGGTTTTCGACAACCTTGAGGGTCTAGGCCTGAGAAAAGACTCCGTTCGTCCCGTTCCATTTGATGAGTGGAACCAGCATTATCCTATATCACAACAGGTTATGCACCGCCGCGCCCTTGATCAATTGGGTGCCGGGGATTACCGGCAATGGCTGGTAGATGAACGCAATATGTTCGTCAAGATTGAGTCTCTCCCAAAGTCCACTGTTAGTGGTTGTGCGAAACTGGCGCCTCGAGGCATCCAGGGTGGCACCCCTCATCATAACATTGGCACCGGTCCATTCTGCAAAGCCTTCTCCAAGATGTTGGCTGCTGTATGGGCCGTGAAAAATGCAAAAGGGCCCATGTATACTTCGGGGGCTTCTGCTGAGGACATCGGTGAGATGTATCGCTCAGCCACCTCTTCCTGTGCTGGTGATCTCGGCATATTGGAGGGTGATTTTGCCCGTTTTGACTCCACCATTCATCGCCTGCTACTGGAGCTGGAGGCTGACGTTTACAAGTACGTTGGATGCGATGACCGGGCCTATGCTGCCTTCATGTCGTGTATCAATACTTTTGGTCGCGACAAGTTTGGTACTAGGTATTCCGTTGATGGTGGGCGTCACAGCGGTGACCACAACACATCCTGTGGCAACACTCTTCTTCAAGTGCTTGCCATTCTCTTTAGCTGTGTCTTTCACGAGGCTTGCTCAAGCGGAAAACTTTGTTCCGCTATGGAGATCATTGAGAAGTACAAGTTGGCGATTCCGGCACTGGGTGATGACAATCTCGTCATCGGTGTTCGCTCTTTCGTTGATTCTGTCCCAATGAAGGCGCTTCTGTTGAAGCTCGGTTTGGAACTCGAGCCTAAGAAGCATGTTGGTGCTGACGCAAAATATCTTGCGTCTTTCTGCTCTTCGCGATTTTATCCTGTCGAAGGCGGAAAGGTGGTGCTGGGCCCTGGAATTGGGCGTGGCATCGTCAAGTCAGGGTGGTACGTGAACCCCCCTGCTGGTGTTGATTTGATGCGTCTTCTGCGTGCCGATGCGATTGGCCGCGTGAATGACAATTCTTTCATTCCGTTCCTAAACTCCATGTGGCGCAAAAATCTTGAACTTACTTCCGAAGTGAAGTCGGTTTACGTCACTAGAGAAATGAAACGCGCCAGTTTGCACAACGCGCATGTTCGTGAGCAGTACTCCCCCTGCGAGGAAACTTACACCATGATTGCGGCAGTGTATGGGTTGACTAAGGAGGATGAGGCGAAGTATGTCCATCTCCTGTCAAAAGTCAAAACATTGCCTTGCGTTGTTGATTTCCCACCGCTGTTTCGTGCAGCGGGCACAGATGGTGTGTCTTCGGATGTCGATGACCCACTGACACCTGGTGATGATGCGGCAATCGAGGATACTCCACCTCTCGATGATGCAGCATTTCTTAGTACTCTCTCTAGCGTTTTGCGTTCTCGTCGGCAGGCATGTGAAGATGCCTGTCCCCGTGATGAGATGGAGGAAAAGTATCATTCAGTTCATTATTGTCCTAGTTGTAGGCGCAATCCCTGCGTTTGCTCTCCTCAGATGTCGGCAGATGACGCTACCCATAGCGTTGAAACCATGCCATTTCTGAGTCCTTTTGACAATTAAGTGTGTCACATCTGTGATTTAGCCTCACGGTCCTTTTGACGTGTTAAAAACCTGATCTATTGGGTAGTGCTTGTTGCTAGCAAGTTCTAACCTGATAAAGACCTAGATATCCGGTTCCAAGGCCGGACGCTTTTCTGCCCCCCTCCTCCTCGATAACGCAAGTTAGCTGGAATGGGATGATGAGCAGATTTGATTCTGAGGATCAGGTTTTTCCGCTGTCCTTTAGCGGCGCTAACTGGGGGACACTGCTTGCGCTCCGGCGTACCCATCGCCTTGGCGACGAGCAGTAGTCCAGAACTTTACTCTGATAGTATCGTTCGCAACATAGGGCGGTCACCTTAGCAGTGCACTTACCCCTGTGTCTCCCTTTTCACCCTTCGTGTCCGTGATCAGATTGCAAGCATTCTGCGGCCACCGTATCCACCTTCCAGCCTCTATTCGTCATTCGGATGACGAAGGGGGGTGAAAAGGTGAAGAAGTCGGCGCCAAAAATGCGCCGCGCACGTGCCCCTGTCAAGGTGCACGTGAAGCAACGTGCAGGCATGCCTGGACCCAACAGTATGCGCCCTCGGCGCACCCTCGGCCTGGATGGCGTGGGTGGAACTGTCATGGGGGGTGTCGCGCGAAATTCGATGAAGAGAGTCCGTCCGGGCTTCATCGACGAGGATGAGCTAATTGGGATTGTCAATGGCTCGGTGGCTTTTGCCACTACGTCGTATTCCTGCAACCCAGGGCAGGTGACGACGTTTCCTTGGGGCAACAAAATTGCCCAGCTGTATGAGGAGTATGACTTCGAGAGTTTGGAGTTCTACTACACGGCGACAGTGACTGGCTATGCCACGGAGGGTCAAACAGGCACCGTTGTGCTGTCCTTCGACTACGATGCTTCTGATGTGGCGCCCACCACACAGCAGCAAGTGGAAAACACTGTCCCACATACGGTCCCAGCTTTGCCGTCGAATCCCATGGCGATTCTTACGATCGACTGCAACCGCATCCGTAAAAATGTCGCGAAGTATGTGCGACCCGGCGCTTTGCCCGCCGGTGCTGACATCAAAACTTATGATGCCGGTAATCTTTACGTTTCCACGAATGGTTGCACTGGAGCATCGCAATGCGGTGAACTCCATGTGCGCTACAAATGTAGGCTCATTGAGCCCATTCTGGAGGCAAGTTCGCTGGCTGGCGGTGTGGTACATTTTACTAGTATCGCGCCCACATCTGCGGACAATTTTGCTGGATCTCAGCAGCAACCTGGTGGTTCTTCTCAATTGCAGCCTATAACTGTTGGCAGCAACACCATCACTTTTCCTGCGGCGATCCCGGGCAACTATCTCATTACCATGATGGTCGCCGGCAGTACCTCCGCTACTGCCTTGTCATTTGCCAGTTCGACTGGTGTGGGATCACTCAAGTTGTTCGCAAAGACTGGGGTGGTTGACAACTCTTCATTCACTGCATCTTTGGCTGGCACTACTACTGCTGCTGCCATGTACGCGTACGCTGTCACACTCTCTGCAGCCGGAGGTACGATCGTGTTCACCCCTTCAACACTTGTGGGTGGCAATGCAATGGATCTTTTCATCACGTCTCTCCCCGTCACGGTTTTGACGCAGGAGCAGCGTGAGCGCAAACGAGCTGTCGCTGATGCGAGGCTACGCGCGCGTTTGAGCCGTCTGGAGAAGATGTTGGCAATGGCCGACGTCTCGGACGATGAGGCGGACGAGGACGAGCTGCTAGACATCGAGGAGTGCCACCTCGGTGTTTCTGCTTCTGCGCCCCCGCCACGCCGGCTCTCATCCACCGCAGCTGAGCAAGGACTCGCTGCTGCCCTAAAGGGGGCGATCCGCAGGCCATCCCACCTGAAGATCGTAATGGAGGAGTAAACCTTCTGGGCATGGCCCCCTTTCGTCTCTGGCGTGACGTGAGGTATGTGTCTAATCGCCCTCGCACCACGATGTTGGGTCGTGGTGACAGTCCTTTCACCTGCGTTTTGCATTGCGTTTTTGCCCTCCCACCGCTGTTGCCGGTATTGTTTGGAGTGAGTGATTCTTTTTCCCTTTTGTACCTGTTGGTTAGCCGCCGGAGTTATGACCCGACGGACTGATTTTTGGACCTGGGGTTTGCATTCTTTTGTTTTCGCATGGTTTATCCTTTTCTTTGTTCAGTGGC